TGCTGGTCGAGGATGACCAGACACCAGTGCCGTACTCCCATTCCGACAAATCGCTGCTCTCGGCGCGGTAGCGGTAGGTCTTGCCATCGACCAGCGCCGCGGTCGGCGCGCGATAGCCCTGGACCGTCGCCGAATAGACGAAATCGCCAGTGCCATTAGATGCCGGAACGAATTTGGCGCCAAGTGCCAGCGAAGCCACGACGTATCAATCCTCAGTAATCGTACTCGACGACGCGATACGCGGCGTTACACCGTTCGAAATCGAAATGTTCGGCGTCAGGGTCCCGCTATAGAGAAGTTTCGTTGCTCCGGAAGAGCCCATACCAACTCCAAAGTGGGTCGCAGTCGCCGTGCTGCCCGTACACATCGGAAAATCAATATTCGCCGTCGGCGAAACTGAATTACCTGTAACAGTCCAGCCGCTAGAGTTGCGAGCTACAGCAACGCGCGCGTAACTAGTGTACGCGACTTCGTTAGATGACTGCGTCCCCGAATCCGTCGGATCTGCCGAATGAAGCGAAACATAAAGTGACGTGTTCGGCGCAGATGCGGCGTCATCGGCCAAATTCGCAACCGATGTCGCATTGAAAATCAGCTTCAGTAGGTCATTCTCAAACGCATCACTTTTGCTCATCTCGATCTCCTGCTCGAACGTGTATTGAAAGATTGCGGAAACCACCAAGCCTGACCGCGATATACGTTCAGGTGTTGAGCCTCGAATTTCGCTTGGGCTACAGCGCCGCGAAATTTACGACTGTGAAAAATTGCCAGGCGCTCGCTCGAGTACGGTTTGGCGGGCTGCGCCATCATTCGTCCGACTACGCCATCGACAAGATCAACGCCGTATTTGTTTATGATCCAGGACGGGAACTTGGGGAAGCCTTCCTGTGTCACCGGCTCATTGATCGTCAGCGCGACCAGCGCCGTATATTTATCTTCCTGAGAAGGCGGGTAATCGAGGATGATCTCGCCGGGCTCAGCCATCGAACCACGAACAGGCTGACCGCTACTGTTCGTAATCAGCAACAATCGATTAATCGTCGACACGTCAGATGGTGCGATCGAATAGTCGCAGTCGTTAGGCCGCACACAAAATACAATGCGCTCCTGCCATATATTCGAGTTCTGAAAGAAGTCATCCAGAACATTGAACAATTCGAGCTTGATGTTGTCCTCGGTCGCACCCGGCAGATGAACCCTGGCATTGTCCATCAATCGATCGATGTCGCGCGTCGTCATCCGGTCACCGACACCAACTGCGAAACGAATTTATTGATGAATGCCGCGGCACGGGCATCCTGGGTGTCTTCTTCGTCGCGGAGCTGCGCGTGTCCGACGATGAAATACAAAAACGCGACCCGGTATTGCGGATCAACCTCTACAGGTGTCGTGTCGGCCGTGCTGAAGCTCGGCAGCGAAGAAAATGTTTTCAGGAATAGATCGGGCCGAATTCGCCGCGCCTGCATAACGCTCATATTGAGCGCCTGCACGAGATCGTCGGTGGCGTAGCGAAACGGCTCGACTTGATCTTGAAGAAGGATGCGAGCCTGCGCCACGTAGTCTGCAACCGTCCCAAGCGTCATCCGATTCCTCCCTTAGAGTGGGGGCCGGCCCCTACCCATTACGCGCCGGGAGTGATGATGGCCTGGGCGATCGCGGTACTGTCCACGACCTTGTAGCCGTAGACCTGGAGTCCGCGCAGGACCGTGCCGAACGTCTGTTCGGAACGCAGCGTCTCGACCTTCGACACCTGCGACGCGAACGTCAGGCCGTGAGCGTGGCCCGCGTACATGACGTATTCACCGGCGGCAAGACCGCCAGCGACGCCGGACGGCAGCAGGTTGGAAGTATAGAGCGTAAACCGATCGACCATGCCGATGCGACCATTACGAAGCATCGACGTACCGTCGCCCGAAAGATACGCTTCGCGCAGTTCAGACTGCTTGATGAGCGTCGCCGCCCACGTTGGCAGCACGATCCAGCGACCAGTTTCCGGAACGTTCTGCTCATCCAGCGCCTGACCCAGGCGCAAGATCGCGTCCACGATTTCCACCTTACCAGACGACGGGCTGCGCGCCACCACGCTCAACGGACCAGACGAAGTCACGCCGAGATTGATGTTGCCCGACACCTTGCCGGCAGTTGCGCCCTTATTCTGGGACGCAGCCTGACCAAGGATATTGGCCAGCACATCCGTATCGATCGTGATCTTCATCTGCTCGGCGGCGTCGTCCGACCACATGCTGAGCAGATTGAGATCCGACTGAACGTCCATGACGTCGTCGAGAATCGTGTTGAAGTACTTGCCCTTGTCGATCGCCAGTTCGATCACATTGCCGGTCGGACGCTGCAGGGCGAGCAGGCCGTCGGCGCGGTAATCGCTGATGGTGATCGTCGGCTTGGTGCGGATCTTGACCTTGTCGCCCTGATTCTTGATCTCGCCTTCGTAGTCGGTATTCGAGATCGCGGAGAGGACGGTCGAGGCGTAGAACTTCTCGACAAGCTTACCAGACCAGATTTCAGGGATGAAACCAGTCGAAGCGAGGTTATTGCCGGACGAACCGGTCGGATAGATCGGAGGGGTCGTTCCCGAACCCGCAACAGGAAAAGCCATTCAAGTGGTCCTGATGAGAAAAGTTACCTGATGCGCCCTTCTCGCTCCGCCTCGAAGATCTGAGCTTCGATGCGATTCTTCTCCGCCTCACGGCCACGGAATTTGCCCGCGGTCGAGTCAGCGTAGAACTTTGCGATCTGGGCGCGCGTGAAGGTTGGCTTCTCAGCAGGGGCGTTCGTGGCCGCTGCGGTCTTGGCTCTGCCGGGTGCCGCAAGCTGCTCCAGGGGAATCTTTCCAGAGTTTGTCTCTGTACTCGTGCCCGGCGAAGCCGTTGCGGGAGTGACGGCAGCCTCTTCAGCGAGGAAGCCTTTGAAGAAGGCGATGACGCGAGGGGTGTCGTTCCGCTCGAACGCCGCCTTCAACAACTCATGTCTAATAGCACCAGAAAATGTGTCTGGCAACGCCAACCACTGATGAAATTCTGGTGCAACGTTGATCGTGCGCCAATCCGGAATCTGTTCGTCGAGCGCAAACTGCAGGCGCTGCTGTGCATCCATCGACGCGGCCTGTTCGCGACGCGTCAGTTGCTCCTCCATTCGTGCGATTTTTTCCCGGAGGGTGACGACTTCGGGAAGCAACTCTTCTTTGGCCTTCTTGCCGACGACGCCGAGAAATTCAGAACCAAACTCGTTCTCCTCTTCCGGCGTAATGAGCCGGGGGAGCGAGGGCTGCTCTGCGGATGTGGCCTTCGTCACCTGCATCGAAGCAATAACGTTCTGCAGGTTCGTGATGGTATCGCCCATATCACGAACGGTAACCTGGAGACGATCGAATCGCCCCTTCATCGACTCATAACGATGCTTCCAATCGATCTCCTGAGAAGCAACCTCGGACGAAGCAGTTCGAGCAGGCTGTTCAGGTGGAATCTGCTCCTGCGGTGCCGGCTCATTACCCGTCGGGGTAACTTCGCTGGTCGTATCCTGAACAATGGGCTCTTCTGAACTCGGCTCAGGCGCCGCGGCATCCGACTTACCCGACTGGGCGTTGAACGCCTCTTCCGATCGCGCAGCGGCGCGTTTTACAGCACGCGGTATTTTCACGTTCGGGTCTGCGGCGCTAATTTCAATAGACATAGTCATCTCCATGTTGCGGCACGGGATTAACGCGTGCGGCTTTTCTTCAGGATTTCATCAGCTTCCCGCGAGCAATCCTTGAGAAGGCGGAAGATCGCGACACATTCCTGCGCGCGGCCTTGCGCCGTCCGAATATTGTCTGGCGGTGACTGGATGCACAAATCGCGCTTGTTGTCGGTGTAGACGCCAAGCGCCGCGATAAACGCAGCCCATTCGCGGGGTGCAGTTCGAGACAAATCAGCGGCAGCAAAGATCAGTTCTTTATCGCCCGTCAATCGGCACCCTTACCCATATCGAGAATTGATGGCGTGCCGAGCCCGCCGCCTCCTGCCGGCGTAGCCTTCGAATACTGGTTGATCGTGCGCCGGAGTGGATCGCCTCCGGTCAACGTATTGAGCGCGTGTCGGGACGGTAGCGTCTGTGACCCGCCGCCCTTGCCGGCGTTTTTGACCACGCGCAGACCATCGGCGCGATAGCCGCCGGTGGTAATCTTGGGTTTGCTGCGCATCAGTCTTCTCCACTCAAACCGGTGTTGCCGAACCCAAACCCAGCAAAGCGCAATGGGTCTTCATTCAGTGTCTCTTTCTTGTAGCTGTTATTCGTTTGCGATTTCGGCATTCTGGAATGAGATGAAGAGCCAAGGAGGCGGGCTTTCGGGACCGCCACCTTGGATTTCCGACTACCACCCAGCGTCGATGTATTGATACGCTTCACCGGATCACGAGGTGGCGATCACGCCAGCGTCCCGCAGAGATTCGAGCAGCGCGTCGAATTCTGCCTTAGTCGGTGCCGAACCAACCGCATCGGCGACAGCTACGCCTTTCGTCATCGTGCCGATCTGGGTCTGCAACTTGATGATCTCGGCAGCGAGATCCTGATCATCAATTCGTACTTTCGCCATTCTCTAGTCTCCCCTTTTGTCGGTTACTTGCCGGTCACGCCGGGACGGCGCGGATTAGCCGACTGCTTGCCGAACATCTTGGTGCTGCCGCCCTTGGCGAACTTGCCGCCATTGCCGGTCTTGGTCGCAGCGGTCGTGCCGGGCTTCTGCGGGCCGGCGCTCTGCTTGCCGAACATCTTGGTGCTGCCGCCCTTGGCGAACGCACCGGACTTGCTGGACATCTGCTTGGTCTTAGCCGCCATTGAAAATTCTCCTTCTGCTCTGGCGTTATCCAACCCCGCCAGCGATACGGGTGCGTGGACCCATATCCTTCGTGGCAGTCGGACCCTGTTGGCTGCCCTGCGCCTGCGCGCCGGCCTGCGCCATCTGTTGAGCAGACTGCTGCTGTTGCATCTGCTCGAGCTCGTCTTCGGACGGAACGATTTGTTCTCCATCCATACCAATATTCTGTGCAACGGAGCGCAACACTGCCGCGCGTCCCTTGACCCCGAGAATTTGGGCATCGATCGGATTGGCGGTCGCCTGCAAGAATTCCTGCTGGCGAGCACGCTCGGTTTCACGCTGTACGGCGACGGCAACACCCATGACGCGCACGGATTCTTCACCGGTCAGCATGCCCGACGTATCGGTCAGCATGATCATGTCGAACAGACTCGACAGAAGCTGGTCGAACACGTCGCGATCGATATTAGCGGCAACCGTCTGGAGGATTTTGGACGCATTACCCATCAGCATGGCAAGTCCGGACGCAGTGCGCCCAGCGCCACCGGTCGCGTTGCCAGACAAATATTTCGGGATCGCCGATAGCTCGTCAGCCAGATCACTGAACTTTTGATACACGCTCAACAATTCCTGAGCGTTGGACACGGGTTGGAAGAAGCTGACTGGTACCTGCGTATTATTGGACATCGGGTCCGACGTCACACGCCAGCGTTTCCACGGGTACATGGATTCGCCGTCTTCATCCGGTGCCAGTCGCTCCGTATTCACCACGACCTGCGGGCCGGACGAAATCGATAGATTGTTTACCAGCGAGCGCAATGTCGCGTTGCAAACGTCCTGGATGTCACTGAGAATATCTGGAAGCCCGTTGCCAACCGGCGTTCCCGGTACCTTCTCGAACGACGTAATAAAGTACGGGTGGCGTTTGCGTGGGCTCGGCGAAAACTGGACCTTAATAATGTGCCGGCCGATCAGCCACGCCTGCACCATATAGTCGCGCAGCGGATCGGGAATCTGCTCCGGGCTCATTCCGAATTCGAGCAGCATGCGTCCCTGCACGTTGCCATGATACTCAAGGCAAGAAATCATTCCTGAACGGTTGAACGTCGGGTTCTCGCGGCTCTCCTGCGCGGCACGCTCGGAATCGGTCGAATCCCAGTCCTCATTGATGCCGCCGGCACCGTACTCATCGAGGACGGCGCGTAGCGCCTCTTTGTTGTATCCTGGAAGATCGAGCAGATCGTTCAGATCACCGCGCGTAACGCGGGTACGCTCAATCACAGCGGCGTCTTCGATATCCGCAACGCCTGGCGTCCACCACAGATCGAACGGCGACACGCGCTGCCAGAACAGGCGCGGCGTCTGTTGAATGATGGGTTTACCGCCTTCCCACTTCACCGTGGGAACGATGCGTACGACTGGACCCTTAATACAGGCGAACGGGAACAGCGGGAGGTCGACCAGAAATTCGGCGAGCGCCTTGTAGAATCCGCCTTCCGTCAGCAACTCATCGATCTTGTCCTCAGCCACCTTCGCCTGCTGCGCAGCGCGCTTCTTTGCGGCCTGGCGGGCGGCTTCCAT